GGCGGGCTCGGTGAGGACGATCCGAGCCATTAGTGGAAGCAACGGGCTAGTGCTTCCCTACCCGCTCTATGCAGCACCGTCTGCTGGCGACACGTTCCAGGCAACCTTTGGGTGCGATAAGACTCAGGCGACGTGCAGCGGCACCTTTAGTAACAGCCAACACTATCGCGGGTTCCCTTATGTTCCCTCAGCCACTCTCGCTTTCTGACCCCGGGATCTCCGACGAGGAACGCCAGCAGCGAGAAGCTGTGGTGGCTGAAGCTCGCTCGTGGATGCGCACGCCGTATCACTGGTTGGCAGATCAGAAAGGCGTTGGTGTCGATTGTGCGATGCTTCTTGTCCGCGTGTATGTGGACACAGGGGTTCTGGCGCCCTTCGATCCGCGTCCCTACCCACCGATGTGGCACCTGCATCGCAACGAGGAGAAGTTCCTTGGCTGGTTGTTCCAGCTGGGGCAGGAGGTAGAACGTCCTCGCGTCGGAGATGTGGTCATCGCCAAGTTCGGCAAAGTGTTCTCTCATGGTGCAATCGTGGTCAACGAGCGACAGTTGATACACGCACACCTCGACGAGAAGACCGTGCTGTTGCTCGACTTACATCACCCAGTTTTTGAGACCCGCAAGATCCGCTTCTTCAACGTCTGGAGCAAGCCCAATGCACCTGTTTAAGTCGGGCAAGACCAAGCCCACTTACACATCGCTTCAGCTCAACACGAGTGCTCTGGGCGTCGGCATCGCCATCGTCTATGGCCAGGCTGCTGTAGCTGGCAACCTGATCTGGTACAACGACTTCCAATCCCATTCGTCTGGCGGCGGGGGTGGCAAAGGGGGAGGTGGCGGCAAAGGAGGAGGCCAACAGACATACTCAGCCGCGACGATCTTGGCGATCTGCGAAGGCCCAATCCAAGGGTATGGCTTCGTCTGGTCTGGCAACGATGCTCACGCCTCCCCAGGTGATTTGGGCTTCACAACCTTCCTGGGCAGCGCTTCGCAGTCGCCGTGGTCCTACACGGAGAGCGTCCACCCGGATCAGGCGTTGTCCTACTCGTTGACAGCCTACGTAGCCAACTCCAACACTGACTTGGGCTCGTCGGCGATGATTACCAACTACGTCTTCGAGGTGTTGGGTTTCTTCGCGGGGTCACAGGCCGGCTACGCTGCCTACAACGATGTCAATATGGCAGACGTCATCCCGGACCTGCTGACCAACACCCAATATGGCCTTGGTCTACCCTCATCGGTCATCGGAGACGTCACCGCTTTTCGCACCTACACGCAGGCCATGGGCATCTTCATGTCGCCTGCCATCGATCAGCAAGAGCAGGCGACTCAGATCATTGATCGGTGGGCGCAGCTAACCAACTCGTGGATCTTCTGGAATGGCACACAGATCCAGTTCACTCCTCTAGGTGACGTATCTTGGTCGGGCAACGGCGCGACCTACACGCCGAACTTGACGCCGGTCTACAACCTCGACTACGCAGATTACGTCGCCAGCTCGGGATCGCCGCCGGTCGATGTGACGCGCACCGATCCTGCCGATGCTGCTAACTATGTCAAGATCGAGATCAGCGACCGAGTCGGCCGGCGTTATCAGGCGAGCCCCATCGAGGCCCGAGACCAGGCAATGATCGACCAGTATGGCCTGCTCACGGCGCCTAGCACTCAGGCCAAGGACATCTGCGATGTGAACGTGGGTAATACGGTCGCACAGCTGATCCTCAACCGCTACGTCTATATCCGCAACACCTACACCTTCACGCTTGGTCCTGAGTTCATCTTGCTTGAGGTCGGCGACATCGTGACGCTGACAGACTCCAACCTCGGTCTTTACTTGGTTCCTGTGCGCATCCGAGAAATCGAGGAAGACGAAAAGTTCAACCTCAAAGTCACGGCCGAGGAATTCCCCGCCTCTGTGGGGCAAGTCGCACTCTACACGCCGCAAGGATCATCGCAAGTCAACAATATGCCTTCGATCACGGCAAGCCCGGGGTCGGTGAACACTCCACTGATCTTCGAGCCTCCTCCTCAGTTGCTACCCAACGGTTTGCCGCAGGTGTGGGTTGGGGTGAGTGGAGCGTCTGCTGATTGGGGTGGTTGCGAAGTCTATCTGTCCGGCAACGGCACCAACTTCGATCAGATCGGCACGATCTATAATCGTGCGGGACAAGGCGTTCTTACCTCGACGCTTCCTGCGACCGCTGATCCTGATACCACCGACACGCTCAAAGTCAATCTCACCGAGAGCCTGACTACGATCATTCCGGGCGCCACCCATGCAGACGCGGACGCGTATCGGACGCTTGCCATCATCGATAGCGAGCTGGTCTCTTACGGCTCGTCCGCGTTGGGCACTTCGACCTATAACTACAACTTCACCTACCTCCGTCGAGGCATCTACGGCACGGGAGTCGCGTCTCACTCGACTGGTGCGCCGTTCTGTCGTCTAGACGACAAGATCTTTAAGTATGACCTGCCGCAAGAATACGTCGGCAAGACGATCTACCTCAAGTTCGTGAGCTTCAACATCTTTGGCTCCGCGCATGAGGATATCTCCGCGGTCACGGAGTATAGCTACACTCCAACGGGAGTGGCTTACACCATCGCGCCGCCTACGTCGCTCGCATTGTCCTCGAGTCGCATCACGCAAGCCGACGGCACGACACTCATTGAAATGAGTGCGAGCTGGGCCGCATCAGCCGGGCCGCTCCTGGGTAGCTATGACATCCAGTGGTCCGCCGACGGCGGTGCGACGTGGTCGCTTGACAGCTCGACAGGATCGCTCGCGACCTCAGCGACGCTTGCTCCTGCCGTCGCGAACACCAACTATCGCGTGCGCGTTCGCGCCATCAGTTCAAACGGGCTGGCTGTGAGCTCCTGGGTGACTTCTAGCGTGCTCAACTCAGGTTCGCTGGTGTTATCCCCGCCATCGGCGCCAACAGGCCTCACGGCAACGCCAGGACCCGCCAATGCCCTGCTCGCCTGGACGCCATCGACCGATCCGACTGTCTACTCGTACCAGGTGTATCGAGCACCTGGCGCGGGAGCAGTGTTCAGTTCGGCTGTCTTGGTCGGCACCGTCGCGGGTCAACCTTGGCTCGACGCGTCTGTGGCAGGCAGCACGACTTACACATGGTGGGTTGAGGCTGTCAACGCCGCCGGACCGAGTTCGCCAAGCTCGAGCGCAAGTTGCACCACAGGAGCAGGAGGAGGCGGCGGGGGGTCGGGAGGCATGTTGCCCCTGACGAATGGCGACACCGCGCCGTCGGGTGTCATCGTTGATCCGACCGGACAGGCAATAGGAGTGCTCTTCTAATGGGCCATAGCACAGTCATCACCGACTACCTGGGCTACGGGCTCGCAGCAGCTCGACCGGCCACGCCGAACATTCCCACAGGCTGCATGGCTTGGTGGTGGTCGACTGACACCGGCGTCTTGTCTGTGTGGAACGGCTCAACGTGGAGCACGTCTTCCTTCTCGACCTTGCCAGACGGTCAGCTCGTCGCCAACATCTCCGGTGGCGTTGCGTTGCCCACCGGCGTGTCCTTCACGGCGTTCCTCGACCACGTTATCAGCGCCACCGAGGGCGAGCTCATCGCTCGCACGCACACCGGGTGGGCCGGGCTTGGCGTCGGCACCAATGGTCAGGTGCTGCAAGCCGTCACGACGGGAACAGGGGTCGCTCCCCAGTGGGTAACGCCGACGCCTCGCTACATCCTGAAGACCTTCGTGCCCGGCAAGCTGACCGGGGCTAATCAGGTCGTCTTGTTCACCCAGACTGAGGAGGCGATAACTCTGCCAGCCAACGGGGGCGCCACGGGCTCAGGTGCTTCCTCTGTGGCGACATGCTCCGCGTCTTGCACAGGGAGCACCGTTTACACACTTCAGAAATGCCTCGCGGCTAATGATCCGACCAACAACTCCAATTGGGTGAACGAGGGGACGATCACCTGGTCAGCCAGCGGGTATCAAGGAACCTACTCTACTAGCGGTGTTGCTGTCGCGTTCGCCCAGTTCGACTATCTCCGGGTTCTCGGCCCCGCCACCCCGGATGCCACCCAGAGCGGCGTTGCTTTGGGCCTCGCGTTCAACGGCTGATAACTCAGGAGAAGCAAGATGGCTCGCGTTTTCACTGTCGTCTTCGAGAAGGTGTCCGTATCTGCTGCTCAAGACCTTGTCGGCATCTACACTGGCGCCAACGCCGCGATCAAGGTTCATTCCTTCGAGGTGGGCATGGACGCAGCGGCTCCCAACGCCCAGAACCTCAGCATCACGCTGCGGCGCATGAGTGGGACGATCACACCGGGCTCTGGCGGTGCTACGCCGACGCCTTCCCCGACGTTGCCCAACAGTGCGTCGCCACAGATTAACTCGGCGCACACCAACGATACGACACAGGCGACGCAGACGGGCGGCTCGTCGCTGAAGCTGCACGCCGGCGTGGTCAACCTGCTCAACGGCTACGTCTATATGCCTCCGCCGGATGACCGAGTCGTGATTGCGCCCAATCAGGCCCTTATCGTGTCGCTCGATACGTCGCCGGGTGCAGCCACTTCACTGACTGGCACGCTTGTTTACGAGGAACTCTGGTAAGAAAAGGAGGCCGGTCCGATGGCCCTACGTGATTGCGAGAGCTTCTCTTTCTCTCCGAACTTCTCGGATTTCATTACCTACGGAAAGCTTAGCGCCTATAGCACGAATGGTGGGTTCTATATTTACACCGGCGGGCCGTATGGCGACCCCTACTTGCAGTTGAGCGCTCAAGCGGGGGGAGGAGGCACGACCTCGGCTAACCGCACCTTTAACACCAAGCTGAGCACGTTCTTCTTTGGGTTTCGGTCGGCGGGATACATCGATGACAGCCGCATCGCTATAAGCTATTCCTTTGCTGATGAATTCGGGAACGAGCAATTCCACGTCTCGTTTGACATTTCAGGCAACCTTAGCGTGTGGCGAGGTGGCACGCAGCTAGGTTCCACCATCGCGGCGGTTGCGAACATGAGCGGCGCGGTGTGGGACTACTACGAGGTCAGCGGCGTGATCGACGCCTCGGCGGGCAGCGTTACCATCCGTAAGAACGGCGCGCAGGTCTTCACTGTCACCGGGGTTAACACCAAGGGGTCCAGCTCTTCGGGGTATGTGGCTCAGGTGTCGCTTTCGATGAACCGTCAGCTAACTGGCGCTGGCGGGACCTACTTGAAGTCCATGCACTGGTATTGGGGCGACAATACAGGTTCCGCTCCGTGGAACACGTGGCTGGGCGACAATCGCGTCTTCCGCAACTTTGCGACTGGCAACAGTTCGGTCCAATATACCCCGAACCCTTCTAGCTACTCGGTCACCAGCTACAGTGGCAACGGGGGGAATTTCAATCCTGGCTCTAACAACGTTGCCTATCAACGCATCAAGTCTGGTGTGGGGGGTACTCTCACTTCGGCTACTATCACCTTCGGTAGCAGCGGCACCGGCCACATTCAGGCTGCGGTGTATGCGGACACCAATGGACTGCCGACGGGGGCGCCTATCGATACCAGCGCGGTAATCACTAATCCTGGGTCCGGTGCGCAGACGTTCACCTTCTCCGGCGGCAAGCACATCCAGTCAGGCACTTACTACTGGGTGGCCATTCTCGCGGACTTTAACCCTAGTATCGGCTACAACTCGACCAACTCGTCTAGCTGGTATGGAACCCAGGGTCAGTCGTATGGGTCGGGCTTCCCGACTTCCACAGTGGCTTCCCTGGTAAGCAACTCCGGGGGCATCTACTGCCAGATGGGCGTGTCCTCCCCGTCCAACTACGACATCGCCAATATGTATCCGCCGATCCCGGCCACGGCTTATAATACGGACTATGTAGTGGGGCACGAGGACCTTTTCACTGTGGGGTCTATCCCGGCTACGTTAGGAGCGGTCCTTGGTATCAAGGTATCGGCGCTGGCGGCCAAGAATGACGCGGGCCTTCGACAGCTTCAAGCCGTCATCAAGTCTGGCACCACGACCGGGGCGGGCACGGCTACCTACCTGTCCTCTTCGCCTTTGTTTGTGGAATATATGGCGCAGACCGATCCCAATACTGGCGCTCAGTGGGGTCAGTCGGCGGCAGGTGCAGCACTGCCGGGCTACATCATCTACTCGTAAGGAGCACCGGTAATGGCCCAGCTATACTCGTCGGACAACCCGACTAACGGCTTTGACGCCACAACGGCTGGGTCACTACCTAGTGGCTGGGCCATCGCCACGGGTTCATGGAGTGCCGCGGCCTTTAGTGTTTTGCCCGGTCATTCTAACTCCCTTACATGCACTTCAAAGAATAATGGTGAAGGGGTTGTCTATACGGGTGCTGGGACAGCCGCAGATATCGACATGGTGTGGGGTCAGTATATCCCCACCATTTCCGGTAGCTGGGGGTCTGGAACTTATGGCATTGTCCGAAGCAATAGTTCTGCCACCGCTGGGTATGCGGTTACATTTAGTGCTTACAGTGGGTCAACCCCTTCTTTCAATGTATATAAGATAGTCAGCGGGACTTATACAAACATCAGCGGGGGTGCAGTAACAGGTGGCATTTCCGGGGTATCGGCTGGCAGTATTATGCTCATGCGCCTACGGGTGCAGGGGACTTCGCTTAAATTCCGATACTGGTTACTTGGTCAGGCGGAGCCTTCGACTTGGCTAATCAATATCACAGACAGTTCCGTCTCTGCCGCCGGGTATGCGGCCCTTAGCCAGAATACTCCTACCAACGGGTCCAACCAAGCCAATGCCAGTGATGTAGCCATCACTACCCTGTCTGGTTCCCAGTCCATCGATGTCACCTCCCTAACTCAAGGGTATTGGGCCGGTCAGACTGTAACGTTGTCGGGCACCTATTCAGGCACTACCCCTACCGCGTTGGAATACTCCATCGACGGCGGGTCCTACGTCAGCGCTTCGTCCCCGACCATCAGTGGCGGCAACTGGTCGTTCTCGCTGACTCTGGCTTCTACGGCTGGCACCCACACCATCTCGGTGCGTGACACTTCGACGCTGGTCAGCGGCGCGGGTATCTTGTATATCAAAGCTCTGCCGAGCGGGGTGTCAAGCTATGACACCACGATCTTATATGACAACCCGGTTGCCTATTGGCCGATGAAGGAGACTTCCGGGTCTACTATCACCGATCTGGTAGCCGGGCTTAACGGCACTGTTAGTGGCGCAACGATCAACCAGTCATCGTTGAGCGCGGGCCTTGGCCCTAGCATCCTTATGGGGACAAGCGCGGACGTCACGGTGCCCAGCTCAGGCACTCCCGCAATCTTTAAGCCGACCGGGTCGTGCGAAGCGTGGATCAAGCCCTCGAATGTCAGTAGTTCCGGCAATTGGTTCGCTTACAACGGCAACAGTGGATGGCGCACGCGTGTAACAGGCAACCAGTTCCAGCTTCTCGTCAATGGGGGGAGTTACGACCTAAGTGGAGGAAGTGCTTCTGCAGGAACTGCCTACCACGTAGTCTTCACGGCGGACTCGTCGGGTCAGTATCTATACGTCAACGGGACCTTGGTTGCAAGCAACACCAATAATGGCAGTCACGGCACGACTAACAACGGGTTCCTGCTTGGCGGCGATGGTGGCTTTGGTGAGTGGTATCAGGGCAATATGTCCAATGCCGCCTTGTATAATTACCGCTTGTCGTCGGCGCAGGTCCTCGCACACTACCGAGCAGCCCAGGCTCCGCTCACCCTTAATGCCCCCGTGGAGGTCGATCCGGGCGCTACTGCTACATTTAGCGGCACCTACACTGGCACCGCCCCAACAGGTATCGACTACTCGTTAGACAACGGCACCACGTGGACCACAGGCATCACTCCGACCGCAAGTGGCGGCAATTGGTCGATCACGTTCACCGCGCCGTCTGCGGGGACCTACACAGTTCTAGCGCGCAACAGCACCACTCTGTATGTGTCTAACTCGCAGACGTGGAAGGTTGCCTATACCTCAGCCGTAATTTACGAAATGTCGGCGGAGGTAGTCGCTAACAATCCTAACCCCTACGTGGGAGTAGCGGGGCTCATCTCCGAAGTAATAGCGAACAATCCTAACCCGACCTCGGGTGTTTACGCTTTGTCTATCGAAGTTCTCGCAAAGAACGTCAACCCGTATGTAGGCGTGTCCGAGGTTCTTGTCGAGGTGGTGCAGTCTACCAAGCCATTTCCAAAGGCGCCGCGTTCGCCTTCGATCAATCAGCAATGGAACGCGCAGTTTGAGGCGCCAGATCGAATGGTGATCCCGCGGCCCCGCCGCTTCGTCGCGCAGCCAGTTTCTGCCGGCTATGTCGCCGTGTCTGTGGTCACCTAATCACAGCCCAGTAACGATGAATTAACGATGCAATAACCAACCATCACAAGTATTTGACTGCAGATTGGCGGGGTGTTATCTTGCCGAAAATATGACACAGGAGACTCGGAAGTGCCGTCCTTAAAGTTCGCTTGGGAGCTCAATGCCGGCCACATCTTCGCCGGACTGGGGTTTGCCATCAGCGTCTTCGGGGTAGCCGTCCACGTCGAGACAGGATTGATCTCCAGTGCACAGGCCATCGAAGCGTTGCGGGTTGAGGTGAAGAACTTGCATGACCTCGACCCGATGAAGCACGCGGAGTTTCAACAGTGGCAGACAGCTGTGGCGCACGATCTGTCTGTGCTTCGAGAAGACGTAGCCGTGCTCAAGGACGAAGAGCTACGGCGTCCGACGTTTCAACAGAAGTCGAGGTGAGCATGACCACCACAGCAGTAGACCTCGTTTGGCCGTTCATCGCATCGCAGGAGTCGGGCGTTCTCGACCTAGACCCCGACGATCATGGCAATTGGACCGGTGGCGAGGTTGGCGTCGGCGTTCTCAAAGGCAGCAAGTGGGGTGTGTCTGCCGGGTCGTATCCCAGCCTCGACATCGCTAATTTGACCTACGAGGACGCCGAGAACATCTGTCGCACTGACTACGCCGGCAAGATGATGACTGAGCGCTTGCCGGTTCCTATCGGCGTCTTGTTGATCGATGCCGCGTGGGGCAGTGGAGTCAACGCGGCAGTCCGGCTACTCCAGCAGTCGCTCGGGTCGAGTTACAAGGGCGCGGTTGACGGCGAACTCGGGCCGATGACTGTGGCGGCCGTGTCCTCGTTCCTGACGCAACCCGCGATCTATCACCTGCCGACGACTCTCGACGTGTTGCTGTCGGAGTTCGCCGGCGAGCGTATCTTGTATGAGAGCAACGCGGGCACCTGGGCGAAGTACAAGGGCGGTTGGGTGCGTCGTATGACCCGTTGCCTGTGTATCGCGCGCTCGGTAGCCTAAAACGAAAGGAGGGCCCGCGAGGACCCTCCCATTTCTTGCGACGCTTAACGGCGCGTCGCCGCCGGCCGTCGAGGTGTTACTTCTTGCCCTTGCCCTTCGCGGCCAGCTTCTCGTCCTTCTCCTCCTCGTCCTTGCCGGCGGAGTTGGCCGCGGCCCGCTTGGCCTGCCGTTCGGCGTGCGCCTTCTTCAGCTTCTTGGCGACCCGGTCGACGTTCTTCTGGTTGCCGAAGTCCCAGTTGTCGTCCTTGCGGAACTCCTCCCGAAGCTCATCGTCGCCGCGCAGCAGCACGCGAATGTCCGACGCCTTCATGCCCTTGAGGTCCTCGGTCTCGGCCAGCTTCTTGACGCCGAACTCGACCGACTTGAACGGGGTAGCGCCGCCCTTCTTCTCGGGCTCCTTGTCCTTTTCCTTCGCGGCCTTAGCCATCGCTGCAGCTCCTTCACCGATTGCGCCGCCGGCGATCCTGCAACCGCTGCAGGACCTGATCGGCGATCACGCCTGTCCCTTGTAAGGCGCTGTATAGGTCCTCGTCAATAGTGTTCCGGGCCACCATGTGGATAAAACTAACGGGACGCGTCTGACCGTTGCGCAGCAGGCGCCTTCGGCATTGCTCATAGTCGATGTAACTGAATGACGCAGAGTAGAATACGCCGAACCTCGCAGCGAACAAGTCTACGCCTATTCCCCCGCTCGCAACTTGGGCGATGTAAGTACTTGGGTGTTTCTTTTCCTGAAAGTCGATCCATCGATCTGCGTCTTTCTTTGACGTGCGGCCGTCTCGTATCGCATAAGATCGGCCAACACGCGTCATCAAGGCAGCGATGCGATCTATCTCTTGAGTGAACTGAGCGAAGACGACAAGCTTCTCGCCCTGTGGTAAATCCTCCAGCCAATCAGTGAGCGTGTCGAGTTTGTCCTGATTGAACTCGAGTACTTTACCTTCATCGGTGCCAAGGTGACCCCCTGCGAGTTGATGCAGCCGAAGCATCCGCGTGATAGCCAATGGCGTGCTACTAACCAAGCCGTTGAACTCATAAGCGAAGTCATTTTCGATCTTGCGATAAGCTTCGGCAGCCTTAAACGTCAGGTCGAAAGTCAACGCCGTGTCTGTCGCAGGTGGTAATCCCAATGCGTCTTCAGCTCGGATCGAATAGACATAGTCAGCCACCGCTCGAGTGATGCGTTCACCCGCGTTGGGCTTTAGCCTCACCTTTGGCCATTGCGCCCCGGGCGGACCGATCCACGTCCGCCTCATGTATTTCTTTTCGAAGGCCTTCCACGCCGATCCTAGTATCGAGTCGTCAAGAAACCTGAACTGAGCCCACAGGTCGCGCTCGTCCTTGCCGATTGGAGTACCCGTCAAAGCGAGCTTAAACGCCGCACGCTGGCCTATACGCCACACCGCCTTAGACTGCCGCGAGTTCTTGTGACGGAGCCTGTGCGCCTCGTCAGCGACCACCATGTCCCAAGGCATTTTCTTGAGGCGTTGCGCCACTCGCCAGACCTGCTCATAGTTGAGGACGAGGAAGGTTACCTGTCCCGGGTCGATCAGCGACCGTCGCGTCATCAGGTGCTCTTTACCGATCAGCACGCGGTGGGGGACGGCGAGGTGTTGCTTCGCTTGATGTCGCCAGACGCCGAGGACAGATTTAGGGGCGACGACTAACACCAGGCGCAGTGAGTTCCTTCGCCACCGGACGGCGATCACTTTCAGAGAGACGATGGTCTTCCCCGTTCCTGGGTCCATCCACAACGCGAATGACTTCTGCTTTCCGGCGAGCACGGCAGCCCGACGTTGATACGGATACAGATCGCGCTTCAAGAGCCTCATGGATAGACCCGTCCCTATCGTGCGACAGTAGGAAAGCCTTTACTCGGCGGCACGCAGCCGAAGCCGAGTAGGTGATGAACGCGCACCCGCCGTTGGCGCGGATATCATCGATCCACTTGACCTGCAAGGGGTTGTCCGGCCGACGGTCCTGTGGGGTCTTAACCTCGATAGCCACGTAGTAGCCAAAAACGCATCCCACGAGGTCACTTACGCCTGCCTCTTGGAATGGCCCGCCATGGACCTTTAACCACCTGCCGCCAATTTCGTCGGATAAACGCGTCCTTACGTCTGACACGAGTCGGCTTTCCGGTTTCTTCATTAGGCTTCGCTCCGGCAACTACATAGCCGAGTTGCGTGACTACTGCGACGTAATGAGTGGATGTCATGTCTGGCGATGGCTGGATGTCCATGAGGCCGCGGATGGTGAACCATGCGCATTTCCTCCACACTCTCGCGGCGCCGGGGCCTATCGGCATCGAGGACAAATCGACATGCCCTCGATAGAAGAATACCAATTCCTGCAACTCGGCGAGCTTGCGAGGTGTCAGCGAAACGTGTCCGAACTTGGGAGTCCATACTGCCATAGAAAAGGCGGGCTGCCTTTCGACAACCCGCCCCCGCCGAAGGTGAAGCGTTATTCCTCGATCAGGTCCTCGGCCTTGAGGGCCTTCAGGACAGCGCGACGCTTGGCCTTGGTCGTGCCTTCGAGCTCGACGTCCAGCTTGTGCTTGTCCACGATGGCCTGCAGCTCCTTGGTGCCCATCTCGTTGATGGCGTCCTCGGAGTACTTCTCGCCGTCGCCCCCGCCGTCCTCGTCGCGCTCCTCCCACGCCTTCTCGACGGCGGCGCGCAGCTTGGACAGCTTCGGGAAGTCGTCGGCGTCCACGTCGAGGTCGTGGGCATCGATGAACTCGACCAGCTCGTCTTTGTCCATCTCGGAGAAGTCGGGCTCTTCCTCCTTCTCCTCCGTCTTGCCCTTGCCGGCCGGCTTGCTGTCCTTCTTCTTGCTCGCCGGCGTGTCGTCCTTCTTCTCGTCCTCTTCGTCGGCCGGGAAGTAGTCGACGATGCGCGGCCGGGGCTTGCCCTCGTACTTCTCGTGCTCGACCGTGACGAAGAACTCGCCGGCCTCGCTGATGATCCCCTTGAGGTCGAGCTCCATCACGCCGTCGGGCACCTCGATACCCATGGCCTCGAGCAGGCTGCGGAGGTTCCACAGGGCCTTCGGCGCCAGCGACGTGTTGGTGTAGAGGTTCTTCTCGGCGAACTTGCCGTCGGTGATCTCGAAGGTCCAGGCGAGGTAGGGGAATTCGTTGCCGTCTTCCTTCGTGACTTCGGTGGGCTTGACCTTGTAGTCACCCTCGGGAACGAGGACCCGTGCCTCTACCCCCGAGAAGTCGATGCTCAGCCCGGACGACTTCGGCTTTCTGGCCATGATGCTGATCTCTCCTGTGGTTGTCAGCAGTTGGTAGCGTCGCGCAGTCTAGTGATGTTGTGTGTTTTAGTCAAACCTCCATTTCTTTGCGGTACCGCCGCATAGCTTTCTTCGTCTCTCGCCAGTCCGAGGGGACTGCGATCCCCCGCTTTGTGGCCTGGCGGATCAGCCACGCGAGCGGGCGCGTAGAGAGGGTCTTGACGTCCGACCCGCGTAGCACGAAGAGAGGCTCGTTGATGCCCGCCTGACAGAACCTGAGGTGACGGATCGCGATGTAGTCAAGTTCTGCCGCCAGTTGCTTGTCGCCATTCTTCTCGAGCATAGCCACTGCTTGCTCAATCACACTGCCGTTGGTCTTGGGTTCGGGCTGGTCACCCATATCCTATGCTCCTATCAGTTCCTTGATGTCGTCATACTCAGGATCAGCGATCACGTCAGTTAGCTCGACGGATCGTGGCTTGCGCGCTTTCGTGATGTAGTAGCTGTGGGGGCCGACGCGCAAGCAGTACTCGACCTTCCGCACCTCGATCTTCTTCTTGGGGTTCTTCGGGTTGGGCTTCGAGATGAACCGTTCTCGGATGAACGTCTGGCCGATGACGCCTACCGACGCGTTGAGTGTCGAGCAGATGCTCGGCATGAGGCGTGGGCCAACGGATGGTTGGATACCTTCTGCCTCATCGTCTTCATCATTCGCATTGAAGACGCGGTCATGGGCAATAAAGACCACGTTCATCGGTAGGTCCCGCATGTTCAAGATATACGGGTTGAGCATCTCCGCGACGGAACCCCAGTCTTTCTTCGTCATCGTGCCCCAGCCGCCAAGCTTGCCAGTTTCGACCACCTTGCCTTTCTTCTCGAGCACGGCGCGGATCGCCAGACCTTGTGCTTGCGACACAGTGTCCACACAGACGGTCTTGAAGTCATCCGGGTTGTCTCGTAGATACCAATAGAGCATCTCGAGCTCGTCCCAGTCGGCCACGCGGATAACCTTGCACCCTTCGACATCCCGGACCGAGTCTGTACCCTTTTCACCCACGTCGATAAAGAGCATGGGCTTCGGAAAGGTTGAAGCCAGCGTGGTTTTACCTGTGCCGGGCTTACCGTAGAGAACCACGTTGACTTCTGGGTCGTAGTCCTCGACGTCTTTGATCTTCTTGGCCACGTCTTCGTAGTCCGTTACGTCACGCGGACTCTTCGTCCTTCTCGGCCTCTTCATCCACAGCCTCCTTGAAATCATGCTTCCGGATGAAGGCGTCATCCAGACCGCGCAGTTGAGCTTGACATATGCTGTAGTAGTCGCACCAGTCGCAGTGACGGTCGATGGTGCGGGTAGTATCGTGTCCTCCTTTACGCTTAATCTCCCTGGCTGTCACCTGTGCTTCTTCTACGAGCTTGTTCAAGAGCGTGTCATTCACTGGCAAGTAGTGTCGCGCGTAGAACTCGCTCTCCTTCCCGTCGAGCTTCTCGCGCATGTCTTGATAGTCTTTTGGCTTGAGGCCGGCCTCGATCAGTGCTTGCTCATACACGGCCCACGTGGTGTCAATGTCGCGACGGCTCATCTGACCATTCTTGAGCACCTCAGGCTTCGTCGGCCTCTTCCACCGGATGTAGTTCCACGCCACACCAATTGGCCTCACCTTGCTGACAATGCGGACAGCAAAGATGTAGAGCGCTGATTGAATGTCTGAGTATTTCAAGTCACCGGACGGCAGCTGCTTGTGAGTCTTGTGGTCCATTAGCCACTGGTGCCCGCGACGATCCTCTGCGAGCATGTCGATCTTGCCCTTCAGCCGGATTGAGGGGGTCAGGTCGACTTCAAACTCATGCTCCGTCTTCTTCGCTTTCTTGCCCGGGTGCAGCGGGATCGGTGTGAGTGGGTCTTTCTTGTACCAGTCGAAGTATCCTTCCATCAGCAAGCGAATGTCACCAATGATGTCGCCGTAGTACTCGCGCTCCTCAGCGAACAGCTTGCCCATGTCTTTTTCAGCCTGGGCGAGTGTTTGCCATGGGTCGCGTCCTTCAGCTTGAGCCTCAATCATGCTGTGAACTATCGTGCCGCGGATCAACGGTGCGCCTGTGCGACGCTTCACGAGCCTGAGCACATACTTGTAGTAATACTGCCTCTTGCACCGACGCCAACACTTGATGGTGCTCTGATGAACTACGAAGGTCACTTGTTTGGCTCCCACACTGTTCCTGCGCCCCACGGACCCCACTCGATTTCTGCGATTATGGGGACGGACATCCGAATATCCCACTCGTTGAACTTGTCAGGCCACTCCATCGCTTGCTTGACGCGAGGCAGCACGGTATCGACCATGTCGTCTCGTATTTCCATCAAGATGGCATCGTGGATCGTGCCGATCATGCGGAAATAGTCAGTCTCACCAAACTCCCGATGGAGCTGGACGGTTGCAAGCAAGTTGATGTCGCTTGCGAGCGATTGGACAGGCGAGTTGATGGCCTGACGCTCGGCCTCGGCTTTCCTCATCTCAGTGTGGGGATCGCTGCCTGTCAACTGCGCTTCAGGTAGGCGACGCTTGCGTCCGATGATCGAGCGCACGTAGCCATTTCGGTTGGCGAACCTGCGTTGACGCATATGCCAGTCGGGCAGACCATTATATAGGCGGAAGAAGTATTTCCTGATCCGCTTGCACTCGGCGTCTGTGAAGTCCACGCCATAGTTGTCGCGCGCGTAGTCCTTAAATTTCTTCCAGCCCATGCCATACACAAAGCCGAAGTTGATCGCTTTACCTTTCTTGCGTTCTTCCTTCGTCGGCTTCATGATGCCGAAGATACGCTGCACTGTCAGCGTGTGGACATCTACGCCAGTTTGGTAACTGAGTTTGAGCTCACGATCACCGGACATCTCGGCGGTGATACGTAGCTCAGCTTGCGACAGGTCGGCGTCGATCAATGTCCATCCGGGGGGTGCGGTAATTAGGCTGCGTAGGCGCGCGTCGCGCGGCGTTTGCTGAAGGTTGGGCTCTTCGCAGCTCGGGCGTCCTGTGACAGTGCCATGAACTTTGAAGGTCGGGTGCATCCGATTGTCATAACACCTCTTCATCCACCCTTCTACGAAAGTTCCTTTGTTCTTGACGGCCTCACGGTAGTCGAGCAACAGTCGCGGGATCGGTGACTTGTCAGCAAGGCGCAGCAGTACCGACTCAGACACACTTGGCTTGGGTTCGCCTTTGCCCCCGTTTGTCATCTCGAGCGGCTTCAAACCAAAGCGATTGAATAAGACGTCTGCGACCTGTTGCGCCGAATTCCAGTTGATGCCGACGACAATCTCTTTGGTCTTCTTGTTCTTGCGTGTCCGGTCATCTGGCACGAGCCTGTTCAATTCAGCGAGCTTCTCCTTCTCGATGTTGTCCCAATACTTCCACGCGTCCTTGAGTTTCTTCGGATCAACATAGACGCCGTTGAATTCGGCGTCTGCATACATGCGCGCCACAGGCATCGTCAGCTCGTAGAACAGACGCTCTGTGGCTGGATCCTTGGCGAGTTCTTTCTTCAGCACGTAATACAGCCGTCGCGTGAAGTTCAGGTCTTGTGCGAGATACTTGCAGTGTCGGTCGAGCGGACCGAAACCATGCTTCTCCTTGAGCGGTATGTCATACTCCGATGCACCGAAGTAGTGGCTCGCGAGGTGATCTAGCCCATGATAGGAATTCTCGTCGAGTTGGTAGTGGGCGAGCATCGTGTCGAAGTCTGTTAGCAGTCGTTCGCCAAACAAGACACGCAGAGTCAGCGAGTCGAATTTGCCGTTCTGCGCGACGATGGTCTTACCGCGCATCGCCGTTACCAGCTGTTTCACCCATCGCTTCTGCGTGTTGAACTTCTGATAGATCGGGCCCTCTGGGTGGTTGAGCGGGAGGCACCACTGGTACTTGTGCGTGCCAACGCCAAAGGAAGTCATCCACGCGCCAGGAGCGAATGGGTCGAGTCCAGACGTCTCAGTGTCCCAGGACAGCAAGTCGTTCTGGTGGATATCTTCGATGGCCTCTTCTAGCTCGTCACGCGACAGGATGATGCGAACGCGTAGTCCTTCTTCGGCCTTAGGTTTGCCATTGCGCACGAGCTCGAAGAATTGCGCGATGTCGCGCTCGAGGACCGGTCGATTGCGCGGATCGCGTAACGCATAGGACGGGTGGTAGGCCGGGAACACATACACCGTCTCGTCCGTCTCAAGGCCGAGATCGGTACCCTTCTTCTCGATTGGCTTGCCGCGAAGCTCTTTGATACCTTTGGTTCCCGTCAACGCGAACACCGCGACGTTGCCGAGCGTGAGGATGAACCGGGGCTTTACCTTAGCGATCTCTTTCTTGAGCCAGTAGTCACACTGGCCAATCTCCTTCTTGTCGGGCGTGCGATTGTCCGGCGGCCGACAATGGACGGCGTTGGTGACATACACCTCCTCTCGGTCGACACCCACGGCTTCGAGCATCTCGTTGAGCATCTGGCCTGATCGACCGACGAAAGGCTTGCCTTGGTTGTCCTCTTCTTCACCAGGCGCCTCGCCGACGATCATCACTCGCTTGACGGCCGATCCCGACCCGAGCAAGCAGACAGTGTTGGCGTACTCGTGAAGCTTGCAACGAGTGCAAGAGGGCATATTACAGACTCCGTGGATCGATTAGATCGCCCGTGAGCTCGCTGACGATGTAGCCCGCGGGTGTGACCCGGTAGACCGGAATATCGGCTTGTAAGAGTTTCTGTAGGCCTGCGGAGGACCGATATGGGTGACGGTAGAACACCCGGCCGAGTTGAAACATGATGATCTTCTCGGCGCACCGCTCGCACGGTGAGGACGTGCAGTAAAGGTCGGCCCCGTAGGCCATCGACCCAGCCCGCTGAATAGCGTTGTCCTCAGCGTGCGCGGATCGCGCGCATCCCCCTGTGGGACCTAGCTGGCACTCTTGACCAGCACAGTGAGGATGTCCAGACGGCGGGCCGTTGTATCCCATGGCGTAGATGTTGGTGCCTGACACGATCAGCGCACCGATGTTACCCCGGAAGCAAGTGCTGCGTCGCGCAGCTACTTCCGCCATGTCCATAAACATCATCTGACGGCTTGGGCGGTGTTCCACGCGATGGTCCTCCACAGACGCAGACATTCCCGGTCATACCGAGCTTGGACGACCGGGTGCAAATATTGTATCTCGGCCTTCGTCACGAGTCGAAAGGCCTCCTTGAACGCACGGAGCGAGAACTGCCGAGTCGGCCACTCTCGATCACGCCAGAACAGGGGGGACACGATCACCCGGCTGTTCCGACGCGCCATGACCATCCAGTACCCACAATGAGCCTCGCGGTAAGTGAAAACCTCACCGATCATGGGGGGCTCAGGTCCTTGCGGATCAGGATCACATCATTGACGAAACAATGCAGCGAGCCGATATACATATTGAAAAGGCCAGGCCTGACATCCTCCCACTTTGGGTTCAGCTTGCGACACTCGTTGAGTACCCACAGGAGTAGCCTCACAGTGAGATAGACGTCGTCTCGATAGTGTCGCACGAAGTCACAGGAGCGAATGTGGTAGGTGACATGCAGTTGGGCGTCTCGCATGATGAAGTGATAGCCGATGCTGCAAGGCTTGCGGCCGTTGTGTGCGTCGCCCGTGTCCTCAGGGAACCACACAGGCATGTAAGCTTGCCGAGTGGTGGGTTCGTTCGCGAGAAGCCTTACAACGCCCTGTAGGTCGCCATAGGGCGCTCGCAGGCCCATAGCGGGTTCCACTCCCGTCGCGCGATCATCCCAACCCGGCCCCCACACCTCGCCGGCGATGGCGTCAAACTCCTGCACCGTGTCTGTGCCGACATTGAAGCGCGCCGCGTGGCGGGGCCAGTAGCGCTCCATGTAGTTGTGGTTGAACTGGCCGCCGTCAACACGGTGACGATCTGCGCTGTGCGCATACGGCCAGTACCGCCATTGAAGACCGGGATTGATGGGTCGACCACTGACACGCTCGACGAAGTGATCGTCAGCCCATGGTAGGTTGGGACCGATGGACGACCGTAAGCTCTCCAAATCCTCGGTTTCGATGGCCACCGACACCTCGGCGAACAGAGTCTCCACCATCTGGAACGAGGGGTCTTTCGACACATCGAGCGCCTGCCATCGCTCAGTCTTGACCTTGGAACCTGCGTGCAACAGAACGCGCGCCAGCGTGTTACGGGCGACCTCGAAGTTAGCATATCGCATCGTCACTTTCCCCTGTAGAAAGACTGCACGCTCTTCGGATAGTCGTCGAGGTTCTCCATCAACCGTCGCTCGACGTAGCCTCGAAAACGAAGCATACGGTCAGGAGGCGTCACGCGATTAGCGATCACGCGAACTTGACGCGCGGATGAGTACGAGTCAATAGAGGCCGATGTGTCGCACACATACCGCCACCCCCAATACATCATCGACCGGAACAGCCGAGGGTTATGCTGCTTGATCCGGTTAAAGTGCACCATCCAGTCAGGCACTTGCGACACGAGCAAGATGGTATACATCGGATGGAACGTCGCGTTGGCAAACCTGAAGTCTACTTGATGAATAGGCGCTTGTGCGAACTCTTCGCTGAAGTGGGGCAGGATGAAGTCACGCAAAAAGAGGATGTCTCCGCGGAATCGCTTGAGCAGCTCAGCCGTGCGCCAGAACACCTGGACTGTGGTGTAACCCTTCGGTGGATAGAACGAGATGACGCACGATTGCAAGCAGTAGTCCTGCTTCGTGCCCTTCTTCGGCTCGCCGCGAAAATCAAAGGCGCCACTACCATACTTCTTGTTCTTGATCCTCCAGGCAAGGTCGGCTTTCGCTCGCTTGATGCTGACCGGGTTGTAGTAGTTGCGCTCGAGGGCCCCCAGCTTGTTCTTCGTGTATCCGGTGTGTGCCAACGTCATCGAGCCGTCAAAGAACACGTCCGGACGAATAGACCAGCCGACGTCCCTGTGGATACGCTGGACGCCGGCTACGATCAGTTCGGGAGTATGCCCCACCTCCAACACGAAGCGGGCATACTCCTCAAGTAGTGTCGTCATCACTTCACTAGGTCGGACAGGTCAGGCGCGATCCAACCCTCGGGCTTGATAACGTCGAAGGTAGAACCTCGCTTGCTGTCGCCGGGCTTCTCGGCCCGGATCTTCTGCATGTTGGCGCGATGCACCCGAGCCCACCCGCGCGGATACACAGCGCTGAGGCCCATGAGATGCACGGTGCCCTTGAGAACGTAGTCCAGATCGACCAACGCGTCCAACGCCTTGGTTAGATCGTCGTCCATATAGGCCGAGTCGAATTCCTGCAGTTCTTCTTCCATGAAACTGACGCGAAAGATGTGCAAATCTCTCGGCAACAAACGAGGATCGCCGGCGTAGGCGAGGCCAAACTTGGTGTGGAAGTCGTGAATATCCCCCAGCTGATTGACAGGGCCGGGAACTAGCCGTTGTGCAGCGCGCTCGAGCATCACCGCGATCTGCCCGCGCTTAAGCGGGTTGTCGGGGGAGTTGATGAGCTCAGCGAGCATACGGACGCACTCGCCTACTTCGCTCAATGCGACCATCACCTTGCTCTGCGAGATAGACGGTTCGGTAGTCGTGGTACTCATGATGTGTTCCTTACACGAGGCTGGGAAGATAGGCGCTTATCAGCCCGCGCAAGGCGGGCACCGTCAAGGACGAAGTCAGGCCGGTGTAGTCATATGTCCAGTGCCTGAAGTTGCCCATGATGATGTCGTAGCGCTTGATGATGTCGGGGATACACTCGACAATGCGCGCGATGTCCGACGGCTTCTTCGCGAAGTTGCGGTACGCCTTCTCCGGTTGCGGACGTCCCGCGTTGTCGGCGATGACGTGACGAGGGGGACGGCAGTAGATGATCGGAACGACCAACACGTCGGCCAACTCATAGATCGCTTCGGGACGTGCGAAGAAAGGAGTGCCCCCCCGCAACGCCGGGCCATAGACGCTGTCGCTGATTACCGATGCACGATCAAAAACAAATAGTTCCCGCGCGCGTATGCGAGCAACGAGAGAGTCATGGCGTGCGAATATTTCCTCTGTATTCTTCGCCGCACCGCCAGAGTGATGTATCGCGACATTCAACGTGGCAGCAAGCTCGGCGATGAGAGTCGACTTACCCGCGCCGTCGGGTCCTTCTACTACGATCATTTTCTACTCCGGTCATTGACGATTGCGCGACGTTGAACTTAATTTTGGTGTTTACGTCCTTTCGTCGCCACAGGTAATGGGCAATTTTCTCGATGACTCCGGAATACATCACGGTGAAGCGAGCTGCGGAAACACTGCAGCTTAGATACGGTCAAGTCATACGCCTCATCAAGAGCGGCAGGCTAGAGGCCACCAAGGTAGAAGGCGGGTGGTCTTGGATGGTCCGTCGCTCCAGCGTTGAGGCGCTCAAGTGCACGAAGCAATAAGGTTCTTGCTGTCCGTTTGGTCGGAACAGCCTGGAGAATTCTTTTGCCTTGCAACGAAGTCGAAGAAGGGCGGCGATTGGAAAGAGCATCTGTTCAAGTGGCCTATCGACGAGGATACGCTCGAGGAATTCTTCGATGGGCACAGCACTGACCACTACAACCTATATTTCTGCCCGCATGGGTTCTCACAGAAGAAGCGACGCAAAGAGTACGCAGCAAACACCGTGTTTTTGTGGGCCGACCTCGACGAGAAACAACCAGGCAAGTGCGCTCCTGTCCCTCAAATTGCGTGGCAGACGTCGCCGGGGCGATACGCCGCACTGTGGCGCCTGACGTCTGAGCAAGAGGCATCCGACATCGAGGAGGTCAATCGTGCGCTGTCATACAAGAACGGCGCCGATCACGGCGGCTGGGACCTGACGCAGGTCTTGCGCATCCCCGGCACGCGTAATCACAAGTATCCGTCTTCGCCGCGTGGCAAGTTACTGTGGCACAAGAGCAACGCATACAGCCTGAAAGACTTACCTGAGCCGAGCGATCCCAACACCGATAATGAGGACGCCGGCGACGCTGACATGGATGAGGTCCTTGAGAAATGGAAGGGCAAGATCAAGAAAGACACGCTGCGCCTGCTGACGGCGAAGGCTGCAACGCAAGGCGTGCGGTCGGACATGATCTGGAAGCTCGAGAACGAGTTGCACGAGACAGGCCTATCATTCGAAGAGATATTTGTCCTCATCAAAAATAGCGTCTGGAACAAGTTCAACGGTCGACGCGGCGAAGATCGTCAGCTGAGACGCGAACTGACCAAGGTGCATAGACGGCATGAGAAAGTGAATGGACATGCCACGCCGCTTGCCGGGCATGATGCGGGCAAACCATCACAACCCGCCAAGCTCATTCGATTGTCGGATGTTGAGGCCGAGGAAGTCGATTGGCTATGGTGGCCTTACATCGCCTACGGTAAGGTGACCATCGTTGAGGGTGATCCCGGCCTTGGCAAATCATGGTTCACGACTGCCCTGTGCTCCTACGTGTCAAAAGGTGAAAAGCTGCCCGGGCAAAAGGGCGACGCGGTATCAGGTGGGGTCCTGCTGATGTCAGCCGAGGACGGTCTGGGTGATACGATCCGACCAAGGCTCGATACATTGAACGCAAACCATAGGCGCATCTTCGCGGTGGATGGTCTGGTCACGCTGGACGAAGATGGCGATGAGGAAATACGAGGTTACATCGAGCGGGTGAGGCCTAAGATACTCATCATGGACCCGCTAGTCGCATACCTTGGCGGCAAGGTCGATCTGCACAAGGCTAACGAGACGCGAGAAGTAATGGCACGCCTGGCTCGCATCGCATCAGACTTCCATATCGCGGCTATCGTTGTGCGACACCTCACTAAAGGCTCTCGAGACAAGTCGATCTACCGGGGCATTGGCTCTATCGATCTGACAGCCGCCGCGCGTTCGGTATTGATCGTAGGACGCAACCCAGAAGACCCGGATGAAGGCCGCGTAGTCTGTCACATCAAGAACAACCTCGGCCCGCTGGGACGCCCGCAATCCTATTCGCTCAGATCATCGAGGTCGAGACCCTTCACATTTGATGGCCCAGTCAATTTCACCGCTGAGGAGATATTCAAGGCCGAAGCCACAGGTAACCCGAGTTCGTGGGAGGTTGTGTGCGCGTTCCTTGAGCAGTCGTTGAAGAACGGTCCTCGATGGGCCGATGAGGTGCGACGTGACGCCGAGGCCAAGGGCTTCGACAGCAAGACAGTCAATCAGGCTAAGAAAGAGGTGGGCATCGTGACCACCACTGTGGGTGAACGGGTGAAGTGGTCATGGCCGAAGAAGTCGTCTTGAGCGACAAGTGTGTGCTGCTGCTTGGCAGGTTTGTCGAGTCGTGGGAGCAAGGATCACGCTGCGTCCATGTCGCTCGCTATGAAGGCCGCAAGGGCACACCGTTCTACAACCCGACGGCCCGACGTGCGCGTATCCTCGAGGGCTATGGATACTTGGAAGAGGTGACCCCCCATGCAGGAGGCCCCTCGTTCCGAGCGTATCGCGTGACGGCGCGCGGTATCGCGCGTTGGGACTTCAGCGGAGTTGCTTTTCCAGCCCAATCGCCTCACCAGCCTTTACGCCAGCGGCCCAACCGTCGGCGGAGCGGATAGTGCGCGTAGAGGCGCGACGCTGCTTGAAGGTAAAGCCGGCGTCGTCCATCCATTCCTGCAGCTCGCGCAGCTCGCGCTCGAAGTAATCGCGCACCACCAGGGCATTGTGACCTGTGGTCTTTTGCGCGACATCATCCTTCTTGGCGACCTGCTCGGCGCGCTCCTCGAGACGGTGACGCACGCGCATCGCTGCGGCCATCCGGAAGGCGGCGCGGAACTCGGATCGACCCTGCTGGGTCAGTCCACGGCCTTTCACCGCATCGCGGTTCATGCGCATGATGGCCTGCGCAAGGTACTCGACGGTGAGCCTAATGGCGTCTCCCAACTCTTCACGCGCGATGACGTGATAGTCCGTCTCACGGTCACGCCAGGTGGTAAAGTAGACCTTGGCCGCGTGCGTTGCAGCGACACCGCAGACAAGATCCATGAGCCACTTCTGATACTTCTCAGATTTGTAAACCTTGTGGTCGGTAAATCCTCGAGGCTTGGCGTTGATCGTCGCGCCTTGCACGGCCGCCAGATCAATGCCGTACTTGAGCGCCATGGCCGACGCCATCTCGGCGGCGAGCGTCGCCTCTTCCTCAGTGCCCCCGCGCTCGGCGAGGTTGAGACACGCCTTGATGCGGCGCAGGATGTCTTCACGCGTGTTAGCCATTGGGATGTCCTCCTCAGACTGTTGGGATCGGGTGCTTGTAGTCAGGCTGCGTCGTATAGCGCTATCATGTCGGGCCAAGTCTTCGCCGCCTGCTCGTCCGTCATATTCGACAGCCGGAACTTCCAATCTCGGGCCTCCAGCTTGAACGCGCGCTCGTGCTCATTCGTCTCCATGACGTGCTCGCAAAACATATACGCCGAGTCGTCTGCCGTCTTCGGCGGGTACTTCTTCGCCCGCGCCACGATCGTTTTGTCGGGCAG